TCCCCCAAGTCAACGGGAACCTTGGACGGCTGCTTCGCCGCCGGCTGCCCGGTATCACCAAACGGATCATCCTTGGGCGCGACCGGGGCCACGCTGTCGAAGTCGTCCATGCCGCCGTCGCCGTACTTGGCGTCGATCACTTGGACGGCGTCAAGCAGCAAGGAGATGCCGCCGTTGCCGTCAGGGTCAACCACGGCGACGGCCCAGGCGCGGACGGTGCCGGTGGATCCGCCCCAGAATGCCAGATCGGCAAGCGGCTGCTTCTGCCCGTCGATGACGGTCGGCTGCTTGTTAGGCGTGCCGTCCTTCTTCATGCCGTTGCGCTTTGCGGAGAACTGGACGAAGCCCGTTTCCGCCCCGTTGGTGTCCTTCAGCTTCTTCATGCCGAAGATCGTCTTGAACGCGGGCATCTTGGGATTGCGAGCCTTGCATGCCTCGTAATGGCCACGCAGTTGATCGTACAGGCCCTTGGCTTGATCCTTGGGCATATCGAACGCGACCGACCAAGCGGCGTTGCTGGCCGCCGGTGCGCAGGGCTCGGAACGCTGCTGCGAGGTGTTGAAGCGGTAGGTCGAGTTGAGTTTGGGATACTGCAGGGTCACGTCGCGTGCGAGCACCTTCAGGAAGTCATCATTATTAGCCATGGTCTAGTCCTCTCTCTGGGGTTTTCAGAAGTCTACGGTTTCGTCGAACACGTCGGCTTCAGGGTCTACCTGCCACCGTGGCAGATCGATATCGTTAATCATCGGCCATCCGGTTGTATAGTCACCGGCGATGGTGGCCGCGTTTATTTTTTCCAGCGTCCGGGTCACACGCTCGTTGGCGTGGTCGAGGTAGCGGTCGGTCATGACGTGCAGGCCGACGGCGTAGGGCGGCTCTTTCTCGACGGCCACGAAGATGAACTTCTTCGCCAGAAAGCCGGCCTCGCGCAGGGTGCGCAGGTAGAAGGCCGCTTGCAGATCGTAACCGTAGTTGCGCAGTTCCTTGGGGAAGCCGTCGGGGCTGGCGTCCCGGGTTGTCTTGATGTCGAACACGACGCCGGCGTGCGGGATATAGCCGTCGGGCCGGCATTTGATGTTCGCGCCGGTTTCCCCGTCGTCGGCGAAGAAGCTGGCCTCGGCGACGAATTCACTGTCCGCCAGGAAGCTGCCGACTGCCGGATGCGCCAGCACTGCGTTGGCGATCTCGGCGGCCAGGTCGTAGTCGCCTTCCGTCAGAAGGATCTTGCCGTCGAGATCTGCGGCCAGGCTGGCGTCCTTCCATTTCGCACCCCGGCGATCTTCCGGCCCGCGGACGACGAGGTTCTTTTGCGGCTCCAAGACGAGAGCATGCACGGCGCTGCCCAGGGCGAAGGCCGGCGATGCCTTGTACGTCTTGTATTTCCAGTGGGCCAGCGAACGGGTGGCCACGGCTTTCACGTCGCTGGAACTGATGCTGGGGTGGGCATGATAAGATTCGTTGGTCATCGTCAGTATCATTCCAGTTCGCCTCTTGCGTGGTCGATGGTAAAGCGGACGCTGCCGGGCATTGGCGACTTCGGCGGGTTAACTTCATACCCGGTGACTGGTCCTTGCGATGTTCTGCCCGATCCGAATCTGTATTTGAATCGCGTGTCCAGATCGCCGCCGTGCGTCTCGACCAGACCGTCGATGATGGCCTTCAACTCTCGTAGTCTCATTTCTTCCTCCATCCATAGTATGCAATCAGGGCAGCCTCGGCCCTGCCGTCGTCTTTCTTGCGCGCCCACAGATGAGCCTGATCGGGGAACACCCCGGTGGCGTATGCACGCGATGCGTCCTTGTCGCTGTTCAGGCCGAAGTGTTTCTTCCAGTCGGCCGGCGACACTTCCATCGTCGGCACGCCGGCGTGATACAGGCATGACCGCATTTCGCCGTAGGCCTGGGCGATAGTGGCCACGTTCTTGACGCCGATCATGCGCGGGTAGAACGGCTTTTCGATCCAGCAGAACCGCACGCTGCCGATCTCGGACAGGGCGGCCCGCTTGCCCTCGAGGGTCGCCGGCATGTCGTGGACCGTGACCGACATTTCGTCACCGTCGATCACGGCGATGGCACCCTGACGGCCCGGGTCTATGCCCATGAATTTAGACACTTTTTGCCTGACTTTCTGCGCGACCCGCCATATACTCTCGATGCCTTTTTGCGTTAGATCCTCGGCACAATTTGCATCTGCATGAATATTTTTCATACCCAACGCGCGTGCCGTGAATGAGGGGACTGGTGTTCTTTTCCACCAAATTTTCAGACGTGAACGCTTTTTCTGGCGACATTCTTTGCAGCCGTTTGAACAATGTGTCAGTTCGCAAGCCGAACACTTTCGCCCATTGCGCCACGGTTTTGACTTCTCCTTCGTATTCTATTTTTACATTGGTCCGCTTGTTGTTGGCCTGGGTAAACCAATCTGCCCACCTACAGTTTTCCGGAGAGTATCCTTTTGCTGAGTCTATCCGGTCCAAGGTCATACCGTCCGGGCACGGGCCCATGTCCTGAAAAAACGCATCATAGTCATTGACCCACCTGTCACAGACATTGATCCCGCGCCCTCCGTAATTGTGCCAAGACGCGTTTCGAGGGTTTGTGCATCTGTGCCTCATCCCTCGCCACGCATAATATTCCTTGGTCGCTGCTGGATTAACCCATTTTGTCCTCGGCATCCGTTGCTCCTATTTCTCCGGCGATGGCAGCATAACCACACAAATCTTGAGCTGAGTCAATATGTGTAGGGTTACTTTTCATGCGGGATTGCTTGAAGCCGACCATCATGTTGGCAACGTCATATTCGGTAAGCATCATCCCGGGTCGCAGCTTGTCTTGCAGCCACCACGTCCAGTGGCCCGCAATCAGTCCGAAATTGGACTCCGCATCGCCGTGGGTCGCCGCCCTGTCCACCGTGACGTATTGCTTGGCCGTGTCGAGGATTTCCGACCGGTTCATGCTGCCACCCACATGCTGGCATCGCGCAAGTCGGCGCCGATGATGTCCGACAGCCTAGCGCGGCACACGGCGTTGGGAATGCCACGACCGTTCATCCACGTTGACATGGTGTTCGGGGCGACGGGCACTTGAACCGCCAGCCATCCGAACTTGCGTCCGTTTGTCTTTACCCAGCCTCGGACAATTTCCTGAGCCTGCATTGTCGTCTCCTTTGTATTTCCTACTCCATACACCTACAGCATAATTTTTTACGGTCAAGGTATTTTTTACTATTGCGCAACGTGCGAATTCCTGTATGTTGAGGATACAGAAACAAAGGAGAACCAGATGCTGATCCTCACAGAAATCATGACTTGGCTGAAAGTCGAACTGGACACAGCCCGCCGCATACTTGCCGTCATGGAAATGGGCGGGATTGATTTTTCTGAGGCGACGACAGCCCAACTGAAGCGCGCTGCCAAGGCCGCACAGAAAGAAATTGCGGCATAAAAATCTGACGCAACCAGACCAGAGAGGATGACCAAGATGACCGCCTACACGACCTTCAACTTCGCCGCCGACGCAGCCCTTCCGACCGCGCTTGCAGCCCGCATGCAAGCCGCCGCAGACCGCCGCGCGGCCGCTGGCCTGATCAGCGCTGACGGCCAGACCCATACGAACGCAACGTGCCGCGATCTTTACGATGCTGGTCACGGAGTTTTGTCGCGCGTTTATCTGGAGGCTCAGAGCAAATGACCATGCAATCAGAATTCTACATCATCACCAGCGACCACGGCCACAATGGCATGGGTGCCAGCGATCCGTGCTACAATCTGGACGACGCAGCGGATGCACTCGGCGAGGCTGAGCGGCTGACCGGCCGCGACGCCCGGGCCGTTTACATCGATATTTTCGACGGCACCAGCATCGACGTGACCGCCGAATGCCTTGCTGTAATCGCCAAGCGCATTGAGCGCCGCCTCGGTGGGTCTGCGTACAGCGAGGCCGCACAATGATCCGGGACATGATCGGCGTGGCCTGCCTGTTCGGTGGCCTGTACCTGATGCTGCTGATTGGCATGGGGGCGGGGCTGTGAGGGTTCTGGTGGCCTGCGAATACAGCGGCCGGGTTCGTGATGCGTTTATTGCAAAAGGTCATGACGCCATGTCATGCGATCTGCTGCCAACGGACGTGCAGGGCCAGCATTATCAGGGCGACGTCATGGACATAATCGGCGACGGTTGGGACATGATGATCGCGCACCCGCCTTGCACGCACTTGGCGGTCAGCGGCGCCCGATGGTTCAAGGATAAGCAAGCCGAGCAGTTAGAGGCTTTGGAGTTTGTCAAAGCCCTGCTCGGTGCGGGTATCCCCTGCATCGCTCTGGAAAACCCCGTCAGCATTATCAGCAGCCGGATCCGCAAGCCAGACCAAGTGATCCAGCCTTGGCAATTCGGGCACGGGGAAACCAAGGCAACGTGCCTGTGGCTCAAGGGCCTGCCAAAGCTGAAGCCGACGAACATCGTCGAAGGGCGGGAGCAGCGCGTTCACAAGATGCCGCCCGGCCCTAACCGGTGGAAAGAACGCAGCCGCACGTTTGAGGGAATCGCCGCCGCGATGGCGGATCAATGGGGTGGGACAAATGTATAAACCCAACAAGTTCGCCGAATGGGACCAGGACCGCCTGCGGATCCTGTGGATGGCCGGCATCCCGCAATACTTGCGCAAGGAAAAGGAACCGAAGAACGACCCGGCCCGGCCCACGTCGCCGGAAGTGATCTTCGCCGTGGCCAAGCATCTCAGCGAAATGCCGGACACCCGCGGCGGGATTTGCCGGGCTTTGAAGATCGGCGAGAAGACGGCCGACCGTGCTTTGGGCAGCCTGCGGGACGAGGGTCGCCTGATCAAGACCTACAACTCAACGCTGAAGCTGTGGTTTTACCGGGTCGTGGAGAAGCAAGAATGACCGCGCAAGTCATGCAACTTCCGCCGCAGCACGTCGGATACGCTCAGGCCCGGGTTATCCTGCGGCACTACCGGCTGCACGAAATCGAAGTCATAGATTGCGCTTTCGAGGTGTTGGCGTACAGCCAGGATCCGGCCGATCGGGCTTTGTGCCGTGTGGTCGAGGATGAGATGTGGCTGGTGCCGTCGCCCGGTGCTGGCACCATCGTCATCACCATGATCGCCGTCGCGCTGACCTGTGTCGGGTTGGCGGCATTAGTAGGGATGCTTGTGCTGTAATGGCGCTTAAACTGAACACGTCGGACACGCACACTGTGCTGACGGCGCTGCATGTGTACCGCGAGGAAGAACTTACGCGGATTGAGCCTAGCGCATGGAGGGTCGAGCAGATCGAACGCTTGATAAAGTCATACCGCAAATCGTTCATTGCCTTGGAAAGATTGGGGAAGCTGTGATGAAATACCTTCTCCTGATCCTGCCCTTGGCAGCCTGCGCCCCGCACGTCGAGACGTGCCTGACGTTCCCGCTGCCCGTAGGATGCACGCAGAGCGGCGGTGGCGGGCTTTCCTTGCTGGTCGGTGACAATGTGCCGCCGAAGCCAGGCCCAGGCCCAGCGCCCGCTCCTGAGCCGCCTGCGCCCGGTCCTACACCGGAGCCGGAGCCACCCAAGCCCGATCCGAAGCCCGATCCGAAGCCCGATCCGAAGCCGGATCCGAAGCCTGATCCTAAACCGGATCACGATGACGATGACGACGAAGACCACGAACACGACCACGACGAACATGACGATGACGACGAAGACCACGATGACGATGACGACGATGACGATGACAAGCATGACAAGGACGAGGAAGACGACAAATGAAAGACTTGGTCATCTGGTTAAGGGGCACTGACAGCGCCATTGCTATGATCGCACTGGTGCTTCTCTATGCAGCGGTAGGTTTTGTCTGGGTCTTTTCTATCGCTGCCGCGATTATACACCGCAATCTAGCCCTTGCTCTGCTGGTGTTGTTTGGCGTGCCAGTCGGCCTGCTGTACCTCGCCTATTGGTACGATTGCGTGGTGAAGAAATGACTGACAACGACCACGATGACCGGAAGCACGACAAGAAGCGGGGGCATGACGATGACTGATGATCTGGTGAAACGGTTGCGTGCTATTGACCACCTGAGCGTTGAAGATTGTTTTTGTCAGTCGGCACTTTATGACCAAGCCGCCGACCGCGTCGCAGCCCTGACGGCAGACAACGCGCGACTGCGGGCTTCTCTGACAGGAATCAAGCGGGCAGCGGCGCACAGGATGAAAAACGATCCAAAAGACTTGCACAGCTATTACTTCCACACCGCCGACGCCGCCCTCAATACAGGAAAGGAGCCGAGCCATGAGTGACCTGATCCGCAAGGGGGCTCAGCCATGACTGACCTCAAGGACCGCCTCGGGCACCTCGCTGTCTTGGCACACGGGCCGATCATGAACTGGCCGCACCTGGCCGATGTGGCCACCACCGCCATAGACAGGATCGCCTCTTTGGAAGCCCACGTCAGGTTCCTCGAACGCAAGGCCGTGGATCCTGTCCCAAACAATAAACGCAGCCCGATGGAGCACGAACGTGACGAGGAATAACAAAACCGAAATGATCAAGCATGCGGCCAAGCTGCACAACGACGGCTTGACCGTGGAAGTCATCGCCGAGCGCCTGGGCGTGACCGAGCGCACGGTGGGAAGCTACATCAGCCGGGCCAGGGCGGGCGGGCTCGTGTCAGGCGCGAGCAACAGCGTCGGCCGCCTAATGCGAGCTCTGCCACCGGAGGTGCGCGCCTGGCTTGATGCGCAGGTGCCACCCGGCGGCACAGTGGCAGAGATGATCGGGGCCATCATCGCGGATGCGTACTACGAAGAAAACCATATTGCGTACCCAGACACGGGCATGTAATCAGGTCAACGCAGGGGCGCCGGAACTTAGGTTTCGTTTTGGTCGAGCACTAACCGAATGCGCCACATTCTTTGGAAATCAACCAGCCCCTGCAAACGATCTATTGATCGTCGCATCCAGCATCCAGAACCCTGATCAGATACGCGCCGGTGGAAATCGACATCACGCCACCATCCTGCGCTAGTGCTGTGGCATGCGCCGTGCGAGCCACAGCGGTTCCGTTACAAATTGCTGTCTCGTTGGCCACGCTCACGCAGCCAGTCGCGAAGCACAGCGGGATCATCCCCGGCAACAACCTCATCCATCCGCGTGCGTGTTTCGGCATATCCGTCAGCCTCCTGAATCTTGGCGTCAGCCTGGGCCGATTTCTTGCCACCGAGCCACATCGCCGCCAGCGCGGTGGCGACAAGTCCAAGCCAGATGACAATGCGCGCGATCATCTCAGGCGGAACCGTTCCAGAATAGCATATGGGTCATACATCGCCAGCGGGTTGGCCTGCTCACCGGCACGCGGCATGAACATCTCCGCGACATTCATCGACTGAGATGCACCGGGCATCTGTGCCGTGTCACCAATGCCGCCGTCGCCGAAGGCCAGAGGCAGGCTTGCCATATCAGAATTGAAGGACCGATCGGTATAGGATCCGCCAGGGGCGCCAAGGATCTTCTGCACATAGCCTTGCGTCTCGGCATAGGGCGGAATGCCCCCGTATTCCTCAACGGCGCCCGGGCCCGCGTTATAGGCCGCCAGAGCCAAGGCAGGATCACCGAAGCGGTCAAGCTGCTGCTTCAGGTAGCGGGCCCCTCCGCGCAGGTTCTGCTCCGGGTCATACGGATCGACACCGAGCTCGGCGGCCGTGCCAGGCATCAACTGGGCAAGACCGATCGCGCCGGCGGAAGATCCGGCGTTCGGGTTAAAGGAGCTTTCAGCCTGAACCAGTTTCAGAAACAGGTCAGGGTCGAGCCCTTCCTCGATGGCGATCTGTTCGGCCAGCGCGCGATAGTCCATGATCACTTCCCTTTGTTGCGGGCCGAGATGGCCTTGGCCTTCTTTTTCGCGTCGGCCTTGCTGGATGCGCCCCACGCCTTCAGGGACAGCAGCAGGCGCGTGGGCTTGCCGTCCTTATACTCTGGCCCAGGCATGCCGCCCATGCGCGCCAGGAAGGACGCACGGCGCGGGTTGTCGCCGGCTTTCACCGGCGGCTTCAGGTTCATGCCCTCGGCCTTGGCGGACGCGCGCCCTTTGGCGTTCAGGCCGCCGGATTTTGCCTTACCTTCTGCGCGGGTCCAGGCCGGGGTTTTAGCCATTCATTCCACCATCGGTTGCTTTGTTGCGGCTTTGACCGCCCACATCGCGCCATCTTCAATGGCAGTCTGGGCAAGCGACTTAAGGCGCATGACTTCGGTGTTTGGGCCGTCTTTATGGGCGTTGATTGCTTCAATTGCATCGATCAGATCGGCCGCCGCCCGCTTGATCTTGCCCACCATGTCATCAGCAGACGGGTTGAAGTCGATGCCCACTCGGTATTCGCCCTTGGTCATTTGCTTTTACCCTTCGCCGTCTTTGCTGATGCCTTGAACGCGGCCGCCGTGGGCGCACCCTTGGCGCCGGGCTTGCGCATCTTCTCGCCGGAGCCTGCCTTGATGCGCGCCCTCTTGGCGTGGATTGCAGCATAGAGACCCTTTGCCATATCAGGCGACCTGACGCTTCGACCAGATTGACCAGACGGCCACCACGAGCGTCGTCACGGCCCCGCCGAGGGTCAGCATGGTTTCGGAGTCCACGAGGCCCTGGCCGACGAAGTAGCCACCCGCAGCGGCCACCAGCGCGCGGACAATGCCGCCTACTTGATCTGCAGTCATGGTTATTCTCCTTTGAGGAATGCCATCAGGCGCGACATGCGCGCGGGGCGGGTTGATTGGAAGCCATACCACGTCGGCACGTTGAACCCGGGACAGGCTTTTTGGGCATAAGCATTATGCCCGCTGACCTTGGTGATGCTGGGAGATCCCGTAGATCGTGCCGGTCAGGCCAGCGGTGGTGACCGTCGCGCCACCGTGGGCGTGGTTACCGGCTGCGGCAGCCGTCAGGGTGCCGTCGGTGTGGGTGTGCTTCGGCACCTCAGTGATGGCCGCCTTGCCGCCGGTGGTCCCCTTCAGCTTCGTGGCGCTGGCCCCGATGATGAATTTGTCCTGCAGGTTCGGGGTGCCGTTCGTGCCGTCGCAGACCTTCCAGTTCGAGGGGATGTCGGCCAGATCCCCGTCGTACATGATGATGCCGCCGATCGGCGTGCTGAACCGCGAGGCCATGATCTTCGTCATGGCGGGCGTCATCACCAAGGCCGTGCTGGTGCCCGCCTCCGCGTCGGCCTGCACGACGCGCTTGTGCAGCGTGTCGGAGAGCGTCCAGTTCTGGTTCAGCTTGTCGCCCCATGTGTCGTCCGAGCCGCCCGGCTCGGGGAGGACGAAGCTGAAGTTTGGGGTCAACGTGTCGGGCATGTCTCAGTCCTTCTTCGGGGTCCAGATGTCCGACACGTCGAGGCGCGGCGTCCAAACATCTACCACATCTGCGCGCGGCACCCAACTATCCTGTCCGTCGTCGCGCGGCGTCCAGATGTCAATGTCCCCTCCCGCGCCGCCGAGGGCTGCGATCGGGGACGAGGCGATGGGGCCAAAGCCAAGAAACACTCAGCGTCTCCTGTGATCAGCCGCTCCACCTTGCGCGACCGTTGCGCACATCAGCATGCGTGAAAGTGTTGTATTTTCCAAGACCCCCCGGCCATGTCGGATCCAGCATCGCGTAGACGGCGCTGGGGTTCATGCCGGCGATGGTGAAGTCCGCCGCCGTGCCGAGCAGGTGCTGCGAGTTCTTGGCCCCGCCGACGTTGCGGTTGTGGACCTCGCAGCGGTAGCCGCTGTTGATCGTGATCGGCTTGCCGGTGCTGTCGCGGAGGCCCTGCAGGGCGTCGATCAGCTTAGGATCCATGCCGCCCGGCGGCAGCTTCCCGCAGTGGCGGCAGGCAAACTCGGCGGCGCGGAAGTTCTTCGAGAGGTAGCCGTCGGGCAGAACCGAGGGCGGCACCGGGATCGCCGGCGGCTCGGCCCCGTCGTCGGCCTCCGTGTCCAGATAGTTGTAGGTCGGATCGTAGCCTTGGCTGATCGCCCAAGCTTCGAGGTTTTCAAGGTTTGCCATTATCGTCCCTTCCCATGACGTAGCCCGCCAGAACCCCCACAATCACGCTGACGATGCTTTCCCATCTGGCCGCAATTTCCGGGTCTATCGGTATCAGGGGCAGCCCGAAACTCGTCAAAATCTCCCTGCCCACGGTTCCGCTGGCCACGAACACAAAGATGGTCAGGGCGAGGATGATGGCGACGGTGGCGCGCGGATCTTTCACGGTGCCCCTTTGCTAGAGTTCTGCATCTGCAGTGAAATTGTGATTGATCGAATGCGTGCCGGTGTTGTGGCCCTGCGTATGAGCCCCGACATCCTGCAGCGGCCTGCCGGCTACAACGGTGCCATTGCGATCAATCAAGAAGTGATAACCAATGTTGGCCCAGCCGCGGTCCTGAATGTGCCACCGCTTGACCTCGGCCACCTTCTGCGCGGTGGTGCGGGTTTCCCACCAGTCGGGCCGGGTCGCCGTGCAGTGAACAATGATCTCGTTCAGCGGGCGCATGTCACTCTCCGAAGACTTT